TAATACTTGTTGTGCTTCCAAGACGAATTGGTGTGTCATCATCCAAACTACCACTATCAATTCCAGTTAAAACCAGTGTTGGAAGCCCGCTCAAATGCATTATCATTCCCATATCTGCACTTGTAATAAAATGTTGTATATTCACACTGACTAAATCTGATAACATACTCTCCTCGAAAATATGAGGGCCAATCTGACTCGTGTTTATAATAACCACTGGTATAAAATCTAATGTGGCTCCGTTTCGTGTTGGCGTATAT